TCAAATATGTCACTCCGATGACCAAACGATACCAGTTGTAAGTGCTCGGATCTTTCTCCTCTGCCTTGCCTCCCTGTAATGCCCCAGCTCTCTGAGCAACCGCAAGGATTTTTCAGAATAAAAATTCTTGCCGCTCAGATCAAAGCGACTAGAGCAATTTTCAGCCTCGGTTACGTTTACCCCGCCGTAACGCTCCTTGCTTCGGAACACATTAAACCTGTGATACCGCATATATGCCTGTTGACGCTTTGCAAGATCAGCATCGCTGGGTGGGGCTAACTTATTCCTTCCCTCAAGCCAGCACTTTGAAAATCTAGCCCTCAGGTCATCCCGGTTCTTCATCCTAAATTCTGATGAAACCAAAAGGCGTCCGTCATCATCGAAGCTGATCCACCCCTTGTCGAATACCTCATCGATGGTCTTGCACAAATAAAGGCCGTTCGCCGGGTCAACGCACTCATCCTTGCTCCGGCATTTAATTAGGGGCTTTATGTGGCTTGCAATGCACCCGTACTTCATCCCGGTGATTTGGCACTTTTTGTGGATCTTCTTCAGGGCAATCCTAAAGTCGCGCCTGATTATTTTTATCTCCTCCCTGTCAAGATTTAGGGCATAGGGCGTGTAATGAATTTTTTCATCAACATTCAGCCTTGAAAGCTCGGAACTCAATGAGTTGCCAACATCGAAACGCTTCTCCATTATGCCCCCCTATCCTTTTTATACATATCCGGGGCGTATTCGTTCCAGATCTTGTGATCCGGGTCCAGATCCATTGCCGCACGTTCTAGCTGGATGTGCCTCTTGTGGCCGTTAGACCAGCGCGGACTGCTGTAGGCATCGCAGAAGTCGTAGAACCAGTCGTGCGACTTCAGGGCCTTTGTGTACTCTTCAATGTTCATTCTTGACCCCTCAACAAATCTTGAATTGCGTTGACCATTTGTGATTTTGTGTGGAACACATACCGCTGGATGTCAGCTTGCCGGGTTGCCCGGCCAGTCTTAATCCGCCAGAAATCCTTTGCCGCCGAAGCCGTGGCGAAGACAAGAGGCTTTGCATCGCCGTCAGCGTTCTCATAGTTCCATAGAACAACAAAGCTAGGCGTTACGCGAGGATAAGGTTTATTCATATTCAACTCCCTGCCATAACTAAGAAAACCCAAATCATGAAGATGGTCATCGCGCAAGCGATCAGACCACCGACGACTTCGAAGATTACCTCAGCGCGGGAACGCCGAGGCTGGATAGGTTTGCGGGTTTCGATCCACGTTTTGATGCGATAGTTCATGCTGATCCCCCTATTAAAAGACGCGGCCTGAACCGAAAGCATTAAATTTGTGGCGAAGCTCTTCCTCAAGAACGTGAAGAGCAAAGAGGATGCTTTCCTTTTCCTCAGTGCCGCCGATCATGTGATTGGGAGTGCCGTTGACCATATTCGCTTCATAAAGCACGGCATCGAGACCGTCACGGCCCTTACCGTAGATGTTAACGTAATGGTCATAGTGTTTTTCGTAATTGTAAGTCATCGTTTTCTCCTCTCGATGAAGGGGCGGCTTATGCCGCACCCTTTTGATTGTCGTGAGCGTCTGCGAGGCTCTCGATCATTATTGACATAGTCATAACAAGATCACTAACCTGATCCTTGCTGTATTCTTCACGGCTACCGTTATAAATTTCTGCGGCTTGATCGCTGATAAAATCGGCAATGTCACGGTAGGTTTTAGCCTTAATTTCGTTTTGAGTTGTCATCGCTTTATCTCCTCTATTAGCGTTGCTATAACTATACATTAAGCATCCCGGCACAGATTGCAAGCAAAAAAAACAAAAAATGGCAAAAAAATTTCACAGGGGTATTTTAGACGATGCCGCGGTTCTTCAGCCCGGCATAGACCACGATGGCGAAGAAGCCTGCTCCAATGATGCAAGCTATCGACAGCACAAGGATCTCGATGAACTTCTGGCGGCGTTCGCGCTGGCGGTAGAGTGTCTCTTGCCGCTGGGTGCGGATCCGCCCTTCCATCCGGATCAGCTCATCCCACGCAGACTGGCCCATCGTGTACTGGATGTACGTCTTCAGCTCATCGCGCTGTTGCTGTGCTTTGCGTTTTGCGGCAAACGCCTCAAGAGCTTGTGCCTCGATGGACTGCCCGGCAAACAGCTTCTTGAAAATCGGCGGGTTCTTCGCTTCCTTCTCGGCTTGCTCTATGTCCGATATCGCGCTCATCCAGCGGCTAAGATCGCTGACCATACTCTCAATATCACGGCCAATAGCAAAGCCCTTCTTGAGGGCTGAGAACGCCGCTGAAGCGGTGGCCATTGCTGTTACCGGATCCATCAGTACACCTTTGTTGTTGCTGGGTCCACTATATCAGGAACGCAGTAAACCGTCACCCGGTCCCGAGCATCGAGCCAGTCCCGGTGGACATAGTTGCCGTATCTCCGCGCCAGCTCCTTCGCAAAGAAATTGCACTCGATGACCGAATAAAAACGGAGATTGGTCTTAACCTCTCTCCGCTCATCGCCTGTCCCCAGAAACATCACCAAAAGGAATACAGTAGTCAATGTTCCACAACTAATACCATAGTAAGATTAACGCCTCGTTTATGTAGCAAATGTACCACCATCATGTTAAATTTTCGAGGTTTCTTTCTGCGATAACGCTATAACGCTATAACGCTATTTACACATACCGTAAAAGCAAATAATGATATGTGATATTATCGGAACATCCCTATCGGGTCTATTTTGCAATAAACCAAACACCAAACCAGTTAATCAACCCCATCGGGACATTAACTTTTTTAACCACTGTCGTTCTTTGCGATTATATTTCTGCTTAATCTTTTTTCTTTCACCTGCCCTGAACCTAACAAATTTCTTCCACTTTGTTAAGGCATCGTGTTCATCACCTGTCTTTAAGGGCATACGTTTCATGCTGAATAACTCCGCTGGTCATGACCCAATTCCCAGCATCAAAGCCACATCGAAGTGTGTACACATCGCGTTCCAGCCACGAATTTCGCCCTGCGACTGACGCTTGTTCATTACTTCCATAAACTTTGCTTTGTCTGGACAGGCCTGTACGACATCACTGGTCACCTCAAAATCACCTGCCGGTGTTATCGTGATGATGAGGAAGACCAGAACTTTCATTTGTTTTCTCTGATTATAACCCAGATACGCAGACCAACAAGAACGATGGACAAGCTCACCAGCACCAGCCCCAGCCACAGATTAAGAGGCTCAAGCCAAATCGGTGCAGTTACACCGAAGGTCGCCAGCGGTATGTCCACGTTCTGTTTCATCGAGGCTTACTCCGCATCCTGTATAGTCAGTTCGCCAGCTTCTACCTGATGCATGATTTCGGCGTAGTGGCGGTTCGCTGGGTCTAGGGGGACTGCCATAGCAATACCGTCAATGGTGGCTTTGATTGATACATTATTGCCTTCAACAGCATAATACTGTGCGCTTGTGATATTCATGTTTTCCATTTTATAACTCCGCATCCAATTTTAGAGAGGATGTTGTACCATTTTTGACAGCAATTAGAGATGGGTAACCTGCTGTACCAGTTGCGCTATGTGCAAAATCAAGATACGCTCCAGATAATCCAGCAGAAGAACCACTAATACTTGAGATATCAGTCTCATAACTATCCCTGTTTGTGGTACTCAATGTTCCGCTTATTGTTATAGATGGAACGGCTCTCATTGTCTCTGCATATTGGACATGACCTCTTGTTCTTGTTCTAGCACCTCCAAGAACCCCCAGACCAACAGTCACATAACTAGAATTACCTAATTGCTGGTAATACCGCTGACACCTAGCCAACTCATCACCATAAGACCGATGCTCAAACGGCGTGGCCTGTTCGCCGACTTCAAGTTGGACTTCTGCTATATCAAAAGTTGCGGCGTTAGTCCCGTCAAAAAACTGAAGGCGTAAGTGGTGTGAGCCACTATATCCGTAAGTATAAATATCTTCAAATACCAACCGAAACTCATATTTTTGCCAAGTGCTTGATAGCGTAGGATTGGTAACAGATGTTTTTGTAACGTAGTTATTAAAGTTAATACCATCATTTACTGTGTATACAGTTAAACCGACATTAGTTCCAGCATCGGCTGATTTTGCCCAAAACGACAGCGTAAAGGTTTTATTATTAAACTGTTGCAAGTCTTCAACTTTATGAACAAATCCAGAAAGAACCGCATTACGTTGGTATCTAGCAAAATGCTTTGATGCAAAGTATCCATTATCTGTGGACGTAGATGTTTGTTGCGAAACATTTAATGAGACGCCACCAGCAGATGAAGACGTCCAACGGTCAAGTGTATATTGGTCTGACGAAAGACCACTAAAACTCGTCCCCCGCTGTGCCACCTGCATCGCCCCATTGATGATGAGGTTTCTGTTTCCATACGGATAAGCCCACGCAAGAGTGCCGCTTCCGTCGGTTATCAGTGCCTGACCGTCTGCGCCATCGCCATCTGGGAGCGTAAATGTGGTTGTCGTTGTTACTGCGGCTGGTGCTTGTATCTTAATAGACGCGCTCGCATCATCATCTTGAAGATTGAGAACATCAGCCGTCATCGTGCCTGTGACATCAATGCCGCCAGAGGTGGTTTCTAGTTTTTTTGAAGCGTTGTAATATAAACTAACCTCTTGATTGTCTTGGAAAAACGCCATATTATTTCCATCAAGGTCTTCAATCACAACATTATGACCCTGTATGTGCAGATTGCCTGTGCCATCATCTTTTATGTAACTGTTTGAACCATCATGAAACACCTGCAAATCACTCCCCGCGCCGAAGATAGCCTTGTCTCCGTCCCCGAATGTGATGTCGTTGCCGTTGGTGTCAAGGTCGCCGCCGAGTTGCACTGATCCTGTGCCATTCGGGTCAATCACAATATTGCCGTTGGTGTTTGTGCTGGAAAGCGTGTTTGCATCCAGCTTTAGGTTATCAACAGCCACCGCATTAACAGCCTGTGTCCCCTCGGCGAAGTCCTTGAGGTGGGTCATCACTTCGCGGATAGCGTTATTAATCCCGGAAGGTAGGCAACCCTCGTCAATGTCAACTCCACCCACATCCGTGTTTAGGGAGTTCGTTGCGCTATAGTCCGTGAGTTTATCTTTGGCCATTTCTTACTCCTTACCAAACCCAGATTTCAACGTAACCCGCCTGACCAGCCGCTCCGTCATTTTTCCCATAGGACCCACCGCCAACGCCAGCAGTCCCACCAGATCCATAACTAATAGTAAGAGTTTCCCCGCCGACAGATGCGCCCGTAACATATTTCAACACCAGAGATCCCGGGTGGCCATCCTGACCGCCGAACCGCCAATCATTATTTGATCCGTGTTCACCAGCTTCGCCGCCACCTGCCCCGGCTTTATATAGAATGTCACCACCGGATGAGCCTGTAAGTGCGGCATCGCCTGCACCGCCAGAGCCACCACGCCCGCCTTTTGCTGTTATATTAATTCCTAGAGTGGCATTTACAACAGTAGTATCCCCGCCGTTGCCGCCAGCCCCAATATACCCATCGCTACCGCCGCCAGTGCCAGATCCGCCACCGCCGCCTCCAGATGCCTTTATCATCACAGCCACTGCGCCAGATGGGATGCTATAATTGCCGCTTGTCTGGATCGTAATGACTTGTGGATAACTTGCAATCGTGGTCCAGCTAAAGGATCCATCGCCATCACTTGTAAGGGCCTGTCCTGACGTGCCATTGCCAGCAACATCAAGATTGCTTGCCTGCACTTTGGTCCACGCCAGCGTCCCGGAGCCATTAGTGTCCAGCACCTGACCAGTAGACCCATCGCCATCCGGCAGAGTGAATGTAGTCGTTGTCGTGACCGCCGAAGGGGCCTGTATCTTGATTGAGGCGGATGCGTCATCGTCCTGAAGGTTCAGCACGTCAATGCCGCTAGTGCCGTCAGAGAAGTCCTTGAGGTGGGCCATCTGCATCCTGAGTGAGTTATTGAGATCGCTGGGCACCATTACGCCTTCCGACAGATTTATGCTGTCAATGTCCGTGTTATTGGCCGGATTGCTGTCGTATTCTGAAATCTTAGTCTTTGCCATTGGTTACCTCATCTCACCCGCGTTGCTTGCCCGGTGGCCGTGTCGATTGCTATTGTATATGGATTGCCAGCTCTGTCCACGCCGCTCTCATATCTGATGCGGCCCGGCTCCGCGCGAGCTTCACCGATGCCGAGGAGACCTTCGGAAATATCGGGGGCCAGCATCCCAGCAACAGGAGGGGCAACTGACCTTGAGACAGCGGTTTTTACTGGTGGGGTCCTTTTCAGGATTTCTTCCAGTGTTCTTCTCCCGGCGGGGCTGTACATAAGAGACGCTATCGGCGTTCCGACCAGCGGCAATCCGATACCTGCAAGGCCGCCAGACGCCCCACCCATACCATAGCCTCCGCCAGTTAATAAGCCCGTAGTAAGAAGCCTTTCAGTTGTCCCAGATGTGGGTAGTTGGCTACCAATAACTTCATCAGCCAGCTCCGCAAATTCTTGAAGTCGGGCTTCCCCCCTAGCAAACGCTTGCTTGCGTAGGCTAGGCTCAGTGGCGCGGATTGATGACAGCAGTTGAGCCGGGGTAAACTTTCCTTGTTTAGCTCCGAGTAAGGTAGTAGCTCGCTCTGCCGGGATCAATTTTGAAAAACTTTCATTTATTAATTTAAGGCGGGCCGCGTGAGCTGGGTTATTTTTAGCCAACGCTTCAGCTACAGCATCAGCAACATCGCGCATCCCGGCTGACGCTTTACTTAGGAATACGTCATCAGTTGCGTACTCTATGCTTTCGCTTCTGAGGTTGCTCAAGGCTCTTTGCAAGTCGGCCCCTGAAATGCCGCCAGCTTCGTCAACACGAGAAAGAAGTTGACGCTTTATAACATCCTCAAAAACTTCATAAGCCTTCTTGCCATATTCACTATCGCCCAAATTACTCTTAACTGTGTCCATAATTTCTTGAGCGGCTGACTTTATGTTTGCGGCAGGAGGGATATCAAGTTGCGGGACAAGTTTATTGTATGCCGCAGAGATAGCGTCTTTAGCGGCCTTATATGCTTCGCGCCCTGTTGCCCCCTTTGGGATTGATACACCGAGCGGGCTAAGTATTTCGTTATATGTAGCCTCATTAAAGCCCTCAATGGCTCGGCCCATACCACGTTTAATCGGAGCACCTACAAATGGGATGCTTGTAGCCGCCTCCTCAAGTGTCTTTGCCCCGCCGCCGATCATTTGCCCGACAGTCATAGGAAGACCCCGGCCCAGAAGTTTTTTAGCTGGTTCGGAAATGGCTGGGATTGCCTTTGATACCGCACCCCCAACAAGCCCCCCAACAGCGGCCCCGCCAGCGCGACTGCTTAACGTGTCTTCACCAGCCGCACCGCCGTAAAAAGATCCCATACCAACTGCTTGACCGAGCGTTCCAACGCCGCGCCGGGCAAGCATACCGCCGATACCCATCCCCGTGGGTATAGACCCGATTATTTCAGCCGGATACGCAATGAGTGGCTCATCCCTGCGGAATTGCTCAATTTCCTGACGTATCTCTTTGACAGCTTCAGAATACGGGCGGCCAGTTCTGAGCTTTTCCACAAAAGCCTCGATCTCATCCGCCGTGCCAAAGCTAACGCCCTGCGCGATGGCGCGGCCTATGTCTTTAAGATATCCCTTTATGTCTCGTTGCTTAGCGGGGACTGGAGCTGTTGGGATGATCGGAACTGTCCCTATTTCCTTGAGTGCCATTTATTTCTCCACTCTATACAATTTGCCATCTAGTATAACAAATGATCCGTCAGGTTGAGCATTTGCCTCATCTTCAGTGGTGGCAATATATGGGTTTCCTATTGAGCCGACTGATAACCTGCTTCTGACAACATCAGAAGGATCAACCCCGAAGCCAATAGCTCTGTCGGTGTAAAAATCTTCAATTTTTCTCTGTTGCCTTGTATATACTGTAAACAGATCTTTAGCCGCGTCTACAAACCTAGTCCGTTGAACTGGCGTTAGTTTTGTGCCTTGAAGTATTTGGTCTCTAAGCGCGAGAATGGCATCAGGTATGCCGGATGTAGTCTGGGCTTGCCTAAATTCGCTTTCGCGGACAACTGAACCCGGGTCCAACAATTTCATGTAACCAAATAAAAGCGCAAGATCATCCGCACCCGTAGCCTCTTCTTGCGTCTTGCTCCCGGAAATTATTACCTTTTCAACAGCACTCTCTACTTTGTCGTAATCGGCGGATTGCTTGTTAACTTCGTCCCGAAGTTTATCAGCTCGCTCAAACCCAACCTTGCCTTTTAAGGCTTCTATTTCGCGCTCTTTTAGCTCTCTCTCTTGCTGAAGTTTGCGCTCTTCAAATTCCCGCTCCTTCCGATACCGAATGGCTTCTAAGTCAATCGCTTGCTGTGCCGCAATTCTTTGCCTTTCATTCTCTGCCGCCGCCGCGTAAGCCTGCATCCCGGCTTGTGCCATTGCACCCAGACCTTGCCCCAGCGTAATCGGACGATCCTGCCAACCGGACAGTTGCAGGCCAGTAGTAGCCGCCGCACCCAGAGCTTGACCAGCCGGAGACATAGGCGAGGGCAGGCTGTCGAAGAAGCCAGCGGGCCGTTGCTGAACTTGTGGGCGTTGTGCCGCTCCACCCATAGCCGCCTGACGAATGGCCGCTTCCCTAGCCGACCCCAGACCATACTGAGCCGCTACAGTAGGAGCCGCAACAGTCGGGGCCGGACGAGGTGTGCCGTATCCCACCGGGGATACAGGTGTTCTCCACTGATCGCCCCGTCCTAGAAATTGCTCCTCAGTGTACATTGGAACGCCGGGCCTATCGAAAACGCTACGAAACGGCGTGACACCGCCGATGCCGCGAAGCCGTCTAACTGATGGGATCTCGTTTGCCATTATATGAAAGCCCCCAATCCTGCGCCCAGCAACCCCCACAACGGGTTAACCTGCCCACCTTCGCCAGCAATCATTCTTGCACCCTGAAGACCTGCAAGGCCACCGCTCAAGAACCCGAGGGCAGGGCTACGATATTGCGGGGTGATAGTCTGTCCGCCGAGTGCTCCAGATCCGCCAGTAACAAGCGTCATGTAGTCCGCCAGCTTCTGCGCGGGCTTCATCTGCTCGAACTGGAACCGCTCGATGTCAGACGCAAGCTGTGCCTGCTCCAGAGCTTCCTTCGCCGCGCCAACCTGTGCAAGCTGTTGCATTGGGACCTGACCGAACTGATAGGCCGCTGGAGCCTGCTGGATGGCCGCCTGCTGTGCCGCGTAGATCTGCGGGGCAACTGCCTCTGCAATGGCTTTCTGGGCGTATGCGGAGCCGTAGCGACCAGCACCGATGGCTGGTTGCATTGCTTGCTCAATAGTTGGCTGGAGAGCCGCCTGAAACAGCGGGTTAGTGCCAGTGAGGTTCTGCATCACAGCCTGCTGTACGCCGCCGATGAGCGGGCTACCTGCCAGTGCCTGTTGCTTCATAGCCTCAAGAGCTGTGGCAGTCTCGGGGGAGAAGCCGACAACAGTGGACCCCGGATAATACTCAGGGGTTGCGCTTTCGTATTGCTTCATAGCCTCAGACAAGCCAAATTCCAGAAATGGCCTTGCATACTCTGGAGCCGCTGTCTGTGTTGTAATTGTGCGTGTGCTTCCGCCGCCTTTGCTCATCTCATAGTTCCTTTACAAGAACCACCGAGGTGTCTCGGTAGTCGCTCAGTTTACGTTGCCAGCCCTTTCTTCCAATGATTTCCATCCCGTGGCAACCAATCTGTTTTGCCCAGCGAGCGATGTGCTTTTCGGCGTGTATCAACTCGTCCAGATCTCCGCCAGCCAGCCAAATGCGGCAGACTGACTTTTTTGGATAATCTACGATCTCGGTCACTATAGCAGAATTTTCCAAAGGAAAAAACTGTGCGTTCCCGATCTCTATTGCCCGGCGTACATCGCCGATATTGTGGCTGTGGTTTGCGTAATCCAGTGCCGCCTCAATGTATGGCGTACAGCGGTCCCATTCGTTAGCCGATAATGACATAATCTGCCTCTCCATCATGACCGTGGTTTTTTTGGCCTATCACAAAACTGCCGTTGTTTTTTGTCTTGATATACGGTTCATGTTTATAAAAATAAGAATTTGTCGGCACTAAAATTATAACGCTTTCCTTGCTTGCCCTTGGGTCTGTAACGGTAATGTCAGAACCCCCAGACAACGTAACGCTACCAGTGCAGTTTAACTTTCCGTTCACTGCACCATTAACCACCTCTGCAATCTCGCGTGTCGTTGCAAGTATTGGGTTAAGAATGCGGAAGTTAGTTGTGCTCGTCATCTGCGGCCAATCTCCCGGGCCTCGATGTCAAAGCCGATGGCCTTCTGCCAACCGTCAGATAAGACCATCTTAGCCCTGTGATAGCGGCCCTGCGATCTCAGCGGGCAGAACCCCTCCGCGTTGGGTGATACGGCAGTCGAATATGTGACCGTATCCGCCTGCGTGTTTCTCGTGCCAATCGCAACGGTCACAGATCCATCCTCGTAATAAGGATATGCGCGAGTAACAAGTGAGTGCTTGCCCATAGACAGCGGGGCTTCGGACGTTTCAATCGTTGCGGTTAAGGGTGCTCCGGAAAAGGCGTAGATGTTTGTGCCATAAGCACCGCCGAAGAAATACTGCCCGCCCTTAAAGAAAGCACTGTCGAGCTGGATTGATAGAGCGTCAACAGTGGCCGCAAGGTTGCCCAGATCGTCCACAGTATAGCCCGATGAGAATATCGGCGCGAGATAATCCGCCTCAATCTCTGCCAGCGACCATTTGCCGAGCGTGTAGTTGTACATGATGATCTTGTCCGGCTGGCCGCTGGGTGACTGCGTGGACGTGTAGGACCACATTGCCACCTCATTGATGGGGTCAACAGCCGCAGACATACGGTCCTTGTAGTTACTGTCGAAGTCCGTCAGAAACCACTCGTTTACCTTCTCGCTCCCAATCGGGGCCAGCTCCTGACCGTTGAACGCAAAGAAGCCTTCATTTGACAGGAAGAACGTCAGCCCGCCTGAGTTGCACACACTATTTGGGAAATTACATCCCCGGTTCTGCACCACTTTGTCGAACTGGAACACCAGCGGCAGGCCGGAATACGTTGCCCGGAATATCGCCTTTTCGCACAAAATTGTTGCATATTCGCCACCGACAATTCCGGTGATTTCGCCCGCATCTGGCAGATCCTGATAATCAGATTGATCTGTCCCGGAGGTCCAGCCTGTCGGGTCATTGAATGCAGACCAGCGCACCCTATATGACTTGCGGCCAGAACCCTCATCAATGTTTCCCGTAAACACAAAGTCCCGGACAACCGCAATATAATCAGCCTTCGGTGCATCAGTTGACAGATCCGCAAATACACTAGATGTACCCAGCGTAAACTTCTGGATTTCTTCGCCGATGCCGCCAGAGCAAATAACGTCATCGCCAAACTGAACGAAACGCCACCGCTCACCGCCCGTCAGGTCATAGCCCGCCGCCTTGCCAATAGCGTCAAGATCGTTGTCCGAGCTGTTGTGCAAATACAGTTCGGCGTCATCCCCGGCAAACAGTTTAGTATTGCCGGAGGCATCCTTTGCGGCGAATATGCCTCGAATACGCCCGGCGGCGGCATTGCTGTACTGCACAAAGCTCTGCATAGAGTGATAGCCGTTAGCGGCGGGCAATACGTTAGTTGCCACAGTCACGCCGGGGTTAAGTAGATCCGCCTGATCCGGGAGCCATTCGCCTAGAGTTATCATTTGACTGCCCACCTTTCACTGCCAGCCGCAACAGTAGTCCACTGAGCCGCTGGCACAGTAATATCAAAGTCATCAAAGTCATCAAGTGACCCATAGATGTCAAGCCTCTCAAGCGACCCCAGACTGTCAAGCTCCTCAAGAGTTGCCGGGAATGGGTTGAGTATTTTCCAAACCTCACCCTCATCCGGCAACACAATCCAGCTATCCCCCAGCCTGCGAGCCACCGTAGCCTGAGTTACCGCAACATCGACAGCCGAAGACATTACAAAAGTCACCGCGTTATCTGCGGCAGTGGTGATTGCTGTTGAGATGCTAGATGTCACGCCTCTTATTAAATACGCCACGCTGGAAGAAGTAGCCAAAGTAGCTACTTCTGCGCTGACTTGCCGAGTGCGATTAAATGCCGCCGTTGACGTTATCGCCGTTGATACAGCCGCCGTAAATCTAGCTATGAATGAAGCATAGACAGAGACAGACGCAACGCCCGACACACTGGCCGCAAATGCTAGTATGCGCTTCATAGATGCCGATACTGTTGCCGCTAGGCTGACCGAGGCAGTAGGCTGGTGAAGGGTAAGCGTGTCCAGTTGCTCCAGATTGCCGTAACTATCCAGAGCATCCATTGACCCCCAATTATCGAGTTGCTCAAGGGTGGCCAATGCTCACTCCTTAGTCGGCTGTGATATCCAGATCGCCCGCGTCAATCTTCAGGATATCCCCGGAGGCAATCACCTTCGGCGTAGTAAACGCACCGTGGATAAGCAGGTTCCCGGCAGATGAGGCATCGAAGATCCCGAAGTGGCTGACAGTTCCCCAGCTACCCGTTGCCGCTGAGAATTGCACCGCGCTGTCGTTATCAGTCGCACCAGATGCGGCGGCGTTGAATGTTGCCGCTACCCGGGCGTAGCCGGAGCCGGAGAGTTCAGTCCCGGAATTATCATCCGCGAATGAGCCAGTTGAAAGGCCGACATACACAGCCGAGGGCATCGTGTAGGATGTCGTGCCGAGGATGTGATCGAGAACCTTGTTCTCAAGATAGTCGGACATTGCTGACATAGGTTACTCCATACGAGCGTTTTGCTTGTTGTAGATAGATTGAATGTGAAGGCCACCAGTTCCATAGTGTGCCCTCTGCTCATCGCGCTTTACTTCATCGATGCCACGCGAGAACTTCTGATCGTATTGTGCGGCCCTGCCCTCATCAAGCAGATAGGCGTAAGCCTCGGCCAGTGCACCATACAGATATAGATCGGGGGATCTCAGGAACAAAGTAGGGGTGACAGTGTCCGAGATCGACCCCAAACTGCCGATATACACGATCTCCGCCGTGTATGCGCTGTCTGGGATTGGCCGGAGCTTCATCTCCGCGCCGACAATCGAGAACCCCTGCGGAACCCCTACCGCACTTGCTGAATAGCTCGTATCGAGCGAGCTGGGCGAGTGATAGGTCAGCACCCGCACCGGATTTGTGTTTATCTTGACCTCGCGCACTTCGCGCAGGTCTGATGGCAGTGCGATATATTCATCGCTTGCCGTTAGCGTTGCCGTAGCCCGCTTTTCCTGCTCCCGCGTCTCAAGCTCGCGGCTCATCCGAGCCTCCGCAAGCTGGATAAAGTTGGGGATCTGATCCGTCAGATCATCCCGGGCAAGAAAGTTGGCAATAGCCGTTTTCAGTTCGCTATAGCTTGCAATGCTCATAAGTTACCGCCACCAGTTCTAAATGCGCGGTTCTGACTGTCGTTGAGCCACGCCTTCCACGCCTTCGCGTTCTCTCTCGGATCGCCCAGCGTTTCTAAGAGGTGATGATACACGACATTGGGTATTTCAGCAACGTGCTGGATATGCTTCTGCGTCCCGCGCATCTGCCCCTTTTGCCAGCCGTCATTCATGAACTTGTTCAGCTCCATCAGCTTATCAAATTTCTGGGTGCTGACGATGCGGTCCCCATCCGCGTCTTGCTGTAAATATGTAGCTCGCCCCGTGAGCGGATCGCTGTTGATAATGCGTCTCATTCTCAAACCCCTATTAAAAAAAAGAGGGGGGCGGCGAACCGCCCCCGTCAATGTTAAGCGGATGCACCGCTGAGATCGAGAACTGCTCCGTGGGCTTTTGGAGCCAGCGGCTTCAATGCCCATTCAGTCACGATCTGTACCTTCTGGGCGTCACCAGTGCTGGAGATTTCGTTCTCAGCAAAGTTACGGCCAGTCAGGGTGCAGACTTCAACGAAGTCAGGATCGATCACAAACAGCTTGTCGTTTGACATGAAACGAGAAGGAGTGATTTCGATCGTGCCGAAGTCGGTCAGCATGACGCTAACGCTAGAGACGTAGGAAGTTGCCTTCGCCGCAGTCATGTTGACATCGTTGCTGACGAGGTTGCCGGAAGCGGCAAGATCGGACAGCACCGTGCGGTTGGTTGCGGAGCAAACCAGCATCTTCGGATTGCCGCCGTCTTCCCACGCATCCTGCATTGCGTCTTCAACAAGGCTCATCGAAAGGCCACGGTTAGTACCGTCAGTCACAGTGTCAGTACCATCGCCAGTTGCGAAGGTCCCGCCAGTACCAACAGAACCGTTTGTGATCCACGTCATCAGCGAAGCTGATTTGCGTGGGTCAGAACCGGAACGTGCCACGTTGGTGTCACCAATTGCCTTTTCAATGTCGCGGCGCAGTTCCAGCGACTTCAGCACACGCTGATACTGGGTTTCACGCTCGCGACCAGCCTTGTCAACAGCTTCCAGAGTGTTGGAAATTGCGAAGGCTTTCTGTGAGATCTGGTGGTAGTTGCCCAGTCTCGTTGTTGCAGTGGGAGCAACAATCGATGCGTCTGCTCCCTCAGTTGCATAGTTGGTGGCACTTGCCGCCGCAAGATCTTGAACTTGCCACTCAACAAATACACCGTTGCTTGTAGATTTTTTCACAGCGGAAAAAATCGGGGTTTCATCGGGGTCAATCCGATAGATGACGTCAGCGAGCTGTTCGCGCTCACCAACGGCGGAGGAAGTGGTAAAAGTGGACATAGTAAAAACTCCTTATCTGCCCATTAGGTACTCTACTGCCGCATCCACATTCTTGAGCTTATCCAGCTTGTTTAATGCTTTG